AACCTATTGCCAGACGATGAAGGCACGCCCGCAATCGACGGGCTTTACATTTACCCTGACCCGCAGGAGCAGACAAAGGACAGCGGATTTACCGAGTTTCGAGTAACGTCCTACGGGCGGACAAATACGACGGGCAATATCGAGCGGCTGGGAGTTATTGAGAGACTAACAGGCGGCTTTGGAACTAAGCACTTCGATTATCTGTATGAGAATTATATTTTCACCAAAGTGCTCCCAAGCAATGTTTCGCTGAGTCAAATTTTCGAGCCTCCGCAAATCAATATCGTAACAGAGGTGCAACCCTCTGCGGGCATTGCTTCTTTTACAAAATACGATGGGCCTATAAATCTGGGTCCTTCTACATTTACGCGATTTATAATAGACGCATCCGCGCAGGGTTTCGTTGTTTCCGAACAACCTTTTCTTTCAAGCGGAAGCAGCGCGACAACATACAGCCTCTATTCTGTCGGGAAGGGTATTTTCTACGCGAGCCATACGACGAAAAACTTTGGCTCCTTTAGTGAGTATGCCATTTCCTACAACCAAGATGTTCCGCGTTTGTTTGCCGAGGGATCAACAAACTTTTTGCCCAGGGCATAACCTATGGCAGCAACGCTCCCAGTCGATTTCCAGCAAAAGGTGCTCCTGCCGAAAGGGCAAACCGCGTCGGACTATCCTTATGCAATCAAGGCAACCGACCTGATGCAGAACTTTGTTTTTGCCGCGCTCGACGCTCACGAATCGCTTATCGAATCTTTCCCCGGCCAAGGAGGACACGCCCAACGCAGGTTGAAAATTCCCGCACTGCCGACATCTGGGACTTACGTTCTCGGGGCCGTGAGCGGCGCATTTACGTGGATCGCCACGGAGGAGTGCTGACATGGCAACCATCAAGCTACAGCCGAGCGGCGCGGTGGTGATTAAGGACGGCAAGGTGTCGTGCGCGTGCTGTGAAACAGAATGCTGCCCGTATCCGGCGGACCTTTTGGGAGTCACCTATCAAGCCGAGGACTTGCCGGATGAAGTGAATATCATCGCCTTTGCTGGCATTTACCCGAGAACCGGCAGCGGCTATGGCGACGGCTTGCTCACTGTGGTGAATGGTTTGTGGACGCTTACCTTTGATGGCTATTCTTATTCTTACAGCGAGTGCCTTCTTGCTGGCGGAGTGTGGCCGCAAGACGGCAGCGAATTGGCGGGACTTGACGTTCTAGTCGAAGACACGTTCTCTAGTTGCTACGAGGTCACTTGGAGCGACGACGTCAATGGCAACGGTCCAGGGTCTGTCATTCTATACCGTGTGAGTCTTTGCGATTGGGACAGCGAAGATGGCTGGAATCTGTCACTTGGAGTTGATCTTCCTTTCGGGGCTAACGGCATATTTGCACTGCAAAGCCAATCGTCGGGAGAGTTTTACAAAACATCTTCGTCACCAACTGGAGTTTGGGTTCAAGACGATTTTTACGACCTTGAAATCAACGCCATTGCATGCCCATGATTTGCACACATGAAAGTCGCCCCACTGGCAAAGACACGGGCCGTAGATTTTGCGCTCTCGGCCTTTACGGCGGAAAACCATTTGTCGGTAATTGTCGCGCGTGCATAACAAACGGCGAGAACACGCCCGAGTTTGCGCAGGCACTAAACGCACGAGCTGAACAATCCCACCCGTCCTCTCAGCGTAAAATCTCGGGCTGTTGCGACTCTGCACGAAACTACACCGACCGCATTTGACAAACCCACCAACACAATGGCACGCGATTTATTTATTGACCTTACCAACAATCGGCTTGCAACGAGCGAAACAAACCTCTCTCCATCCGCGCCGGTGAAATTCACAAAAGGCGATACAGGCACTTTCAACCTTTACTTTTTGCAGGCCACCGGAATCATCGGCGCGCCGTTCATCGTTGTCGATAAGTCGGCAACGAGCGTGAAATTGGGAATCGGCTCACGCACAGGCACGCCGGAGACTGGAGCGTACACGCTCACCTTTGGCGGAGACACCACAACCGCTCTGGATTCGGCTGTAACAGCCGGACAGGTGCAGACCGCGCTTAACGCGCTTGCAGCGATCTCCAGCGCGGGCGGCGTGACAGTGACCGGCCAACTCTCGGAGCAATTCACGGTCCGCTTTGCAACCGCAGGCACGCGCGGGAGCATCACAGCCGACGTCTCTCAGCTCATTCCCGATACCGTCGCCGTTATTGGCGAGCGCGTGGCAGGCAGCGCAACCGCAAAAGAAGTGCAGGAAATTGAACTGCGCTTGGCTCCTGCCGTCTTTCAATCGACGTGGACCGACCTATCGACTGCCGTGACGCCAACGCTTGTCACGACGATCACAGGCTCCGCAACAAACAACGAAGTTCAACGCCTCTCGTTTTCGCAAAAACCCTTTTCAGGCACTTACCGCCTGACAACGCCAAGCTCGTCAATCACGATTGGATCGCTTGTAACTGCGGGCGTTTTCATCGTTGCCTCGAATCACGGCCTTGCACTCAACCAACCCGTCACGCTCACAGGCTTCTCGGCGTTGACCGGCTACTCAAACGGCACGCAGTATTTCGTAAAGGATCTCCCGCAGCCGACTCAGTTCACGGTTTCTGTGACAGCAGGCGGCACGGCGCTGACAGGCACAGCCACAACCGGCAGCGTCCTGACGACACTTCGCCAGACAGAGCCTCTTGCAGCCAACGCAACCGCAGCAGACATCGCATCCGCATTGGCCGCGCTTGATTCAATCGGCCCTGGCGGCGTCACAGTCGCCGGCATTGAAGGCGAATACTACGACATCACATTTGCAGGGGCCAAGGGCTTTGCCGACTTGCCAGTGATGACAATCCAAAGCGGCCTGACGGCCAAGCCCGGCAAAACAGCAGACGTGAATTTTGCAACCTACGCGCTGCGGGATTTGGTCGGCAACGATCCAAGCATTGACCTCGATATTGAAATTGAACTCACCGAAGGCGGCACACGGCAGACCGTGATTCTGAGCGCGTGTTCAGTCTCGGAAGAACTCATCGATGCGGATGCTTTCTCTCCCGTCCCTCAATTCTCGCTGCCGATCAACTCCGTTGCAGTCACAGCCTACACGCTCGCGCTCTCCGACGCCTACGGGCTCATCAACGCGACAACCGGCATGACGATAACCGTCCCGCCGAACTCGACAGCGGCATTCCCGACCGGCTCTCAGGTGTTGCTCTACCGATCCGCTGTGAGCGGCGTGGCTGTGACGGCGGGGGCTGGGGTGACGATCAATGCAGCGGGCGCTGCCGATGAGATTGCAAGCCAGCACAGCGTGGCAACGCTTATGAAGCTTGGCACGGACAGCTGGGTATTCGCAGGCGACATCGTTTAAAAATGATCCTCAGCTTCCCATTCCTGACCGCCTCTTTCGACTCCGACGCGCGGGCTTTCGTGAATACGAGCGGGGCGACCGATCGCGCGGCGATCAATTATTTCGTAAAGGGCATTAAGCGCCTAGGCCTCTGGAGCAGCATGGTATGTTGGCCGCTCCGCAGCTCGCAAAACGCAGGGACAGGGTCAACAGCATACTCGCTGGGCGGTCTGGGAACTTACAACGGCACGCTCGTAAACGGGCCGACGTGGGGGGCGGATGGGGTGCTATTTAATGCAAGCAACAAATACATAAGCTTAGGCAACACCGGAGTTACGAGTGGGGCATTCTCTCATATTAGCGTTGCAAGGATGGGCGTTACGACCACCAACGGGAACCTAATGCACACAACGCTGTTTTCTCCTAGCAACGCAAGCGTTGGCAGTGGATTCTACTCTTACGACGGCAACAATGCCGGAGAAAATTCGATTTTATTTAATGGATTGACGGGAGGATTTAGGCTCACAACTTCTGGAAATACAGTTGTACGAAACATCGGGAATTATTACCGGTTGGCAACTGTTTCGACACTATCCGCGCCGACAACTGCAACCGGTTTAGTAAAAATCAACGGATTGGCGGCAGTCACATCAGGTGCATCGGGAACTGGAACGCTGCCATATACTACCAGCGAAACGACAAGCATCCTATTTGCCAATTCGCAATGCACAGTCAGAGATGAGTCTGGAGTCTTTTCAATGTGGGTTGTCGGAACACAAATTTCAGAGGCGACATCCGAACAAATCCGCGCCCTCTACAAATCCATCCTTGGCCAAGGACTCGGACTGCCATGAACCTTCCCATGCCACGCTACCAAGCCACGGAACTCCGAGACAACGATCTGCCGTGGTTTTGCTGGGATACAAGCGACGGAGATACTCGCCCGATGGAGTGGGGAGTCACGCTTATCCCGACACCAAACGACCCGGAAGACCCTACCGAGTGGACTTGGAGCGCAATGTTGCCGGAAGGAACGACACTGCCCGCATGGATTCAAAAGCTATGAACGACCACCCTTTCTTTGTCGCACTCGTCGGAACCACGACCTCCGCCACAAGCTTCGTCATTTCCCTTCTTCCTCACCTCACCGCAGGCGTGCAATTCGCGACCGCTTGCGTGGGCCTCATCGCTGCCGTCCTGACGGCGGTCTATATGTCGCGAAAAGTAAAGCACCAAAACAATGAAAAACCTGACTGATACCATCCTCGACTACGCAAGCCAAACCTCAACTTGGCGCGGCTTGATCTTCGTCGCTGCCAGCCTCGGGCTGACGCTTGATCCTGAGCTTCAGAATCACATCATCGCGGCAGCCCTCGGGCTTGTAGGCATCATCAACGTATTCCGAAAGGGGCAGTGATGCTTGACCACTACCGCACCATTGCCATCGGCTTTTTCGCGGCGACGATCTTCTGTCTCCTCATGCTATTCATGACCGGCTGTGCCGTCTCGTGGCCAACAAAGGCGGGCAACGTCACGCTCTCATTTAGCCCGCCGCCGGAACTCATAAACAAATACGGCGCGCACGTATTTGACTCACCTACCAGACGAGACAAATGAACGAAGAATTTGCCGAGTTTCAAAAACTACTCGACCGACAGGGGATCAAACACTTCTCGGCGAAAGAGGTTTTCTTTCTCGGCAATTCCAATTCGTTCCTCAAGTGCAACGCGATCCCCACACAGGCGCTTTGGCCTAACATCATTCCGACCCTCTACGCTGCCGACGCAATCCGCGAGCGGCTTGGCGTGCCGATTCAGATCCTCTCGGGCTACCGCAATGAAGCCTACAACAAGGCCATTGGCGGGGCTAGGCACAGCCTACACACGCGCTTCATGGCCTTGGACATCACAGCCAAAGTCTCCATTCCCGACCTTGTGAAAATCGCGAAGGACGTCCGCAAAGAAAAAATCTTCACCGGCGGAATCGGCACCTACGCCGGATTCGTTCACATCGACTGCGGGCCACTCCGCAACTGGCACGGATGAAAAAAATGGAGAAGAGCCGCGAAGCCGTCATGGTTGAAGTCCGCAAGCTCCTCTCCGAACATTTTGACGCAGGACTTGCAATCGTCACATGGGAGCATGAAGGCGACACGTTGCACTCGGAAATTAAATTCGGCAACCGCTACGCAGTCGAAGGACTCCTCGGCCAAGCGAACGACATCATTCACCCTCCGGAAGATGAAGACGACGAATAGGAGGAGCTTATATGAAAGCCACGTTTGAATTTGACCTACCCGAAGAGCTTATATGAAAGCCACGCTTGAATTTGACCTACCCGAAGAGCGTATGGAACACATTTGTGCCGTTAAGGGAATGGATTCAATTTTAATACTCGATGAGCTTTTGTCAGAAATCCGCTCGTTTCTTAAATACGATGGCGGAGAATTTCACGAGTGGCGTGACGAAGGAGGTGAGACGCACACGGCGTGCGCCGAGACTCTCGAAAAAGTGCGAAGCTACATTTGGGAACTCCGCAAGGACAACGAAATCCCCGACCTCGTATGAATATCTCAAAAGGCTGGAAAAAATGGATGGCAGTCGGATGCTCGCACGGCGATCAAATCGACCCTGAAGCCCGCAAGGCCGTACTGACATTCCGCGAGCGTTGGAAGCCGGAGACGACATTTCACTTGGGCGATTTTCTGGACCTTGCCGCATTCCGAGCAGGCGCGGTAAACGACCCGAACTCTAGCGACCGAGCAGCCAGTGTAAGCGACGATCTCAGCGCGGGAATTGATTTCCTGCACGAACTCAGGCCGCAGCACATCCTATTTGGAAACCACGAGGCGCGGCTCTACAAGCTCGCGGCCTCGCCAAACGCGCTTGCAGCGCATGCCAGCACGCTCACCATCCAAGCAATCGAGGAGGCCGCCAAGAAGCTCAAGGCGCGATTGTATCCGTATCACATCCGCAGTTATGTTGAACTTGGAGGGACGAAATTCCTGCACGGATACATGTTCAACGTGCAAGCGATCCGCGACCACGCCGAAACCTACGGCAACTGTGTTCTGGCTCACCTGCACCGAGTCGGCAGCGAACGCGCCCGCACACTCGACGGGGCAACCGGCCACTGTACTGGCATGCTCGCCCGATTCGACATGGAATACGCCAGCACGCGCCGCGCAACGCTCGCGTGGTCGCAGGGCTTCGCCTACGGATTCTACAACGACAAAACCATCACAGTAAACTTATGCGAAAGAAAACACAATCACCCCTGGCTTCTGCCAATATAACCGCCGCTTGGGAGCGAGTTTTTGAGCAGGCAAAAGTTAACGACATCGAGCAGCTTCACAGCGAAGGATGGCAGAGCGTTTATGACATCGCCGAACAATCCGGCCGTTGCCAAATTACACTGTGTAAAGCTCTCGACAAAGAAGTAAGCGCCAGACGGTTTGAGAAAAAACTCGCGAAGATAAAACGCGGTCCGCAAATAAAAACGGTTTCGTTCTACCGGCCGCTCGCAAAATAAAAAACCGTTTCACCCGCACCAACATTGGACGCGCGGGCTTGTAAAGACATTTCTCAAAATTTATTTTCGGGAAATCTCAAAAAAATCTTTTCATTTTTCTGAAAGATGAAAAATTGATTTCAGCGCAACGGTTGCGTTCTAAAAATATGAAATCCAAAACATACATCTGCGAGGGCTACGACCCTCTATTCGGTCCGATTCGCGACATGATAGACGCCTGTTCTTATCAAGAGGCAAAAGAAAAATTCTTTAACCTTCACGGCATTTATGCGTTGAATGTCGATTTGGAGCGATAACATGGAACACGACTTCATTACCCACAATTTGCAGTTTGCATGGGAGGCATTCAAAGCCTTCGGACCGGTGGCGATCTTCGCGGCCCTTACATACTGGATCACAACCTGGGGGGAGAAATGAGCGCATTGACTTGGAAAGACGCAGCGATTTTGCCGGAGGTAGACAAGACCGTCATTCTCCATTTCGGGTTTGATATTCTGGAGATTGGGTGCTATTCAAAAAGCGGCTGGGAACTCATGACGGGACTTCCGCCACACACGAGAGTCATTCATTGGGCAGAATTTAATTTTCCATCTGAGGAGGGACTTGAATGAGCGCGACGCTCGCCATTTCCATCGCCGTACTGACCCTTGGCTCCTGCTTTGCCTGCTACCACATCGGACGCGAGGCAGGGCGGATTGAGAAGAAGGACAAATGAAAACCATTCTCGCTATTGACCCGGGAACGACGCACAGCGCATACGTGCTATATGGGAATGGAATTATTTTTGACCACGGATGGATATCAAATTATGACATGCGGCAAGTTCTCATCGGCATTGAATACGACGCCGTGGCAATCGAAATGATTGCCAGCTACGGCATGGCGGTCGGGGCTTCCACCTTCGAGACATGCGTCTGGATCGGGCGCTTCACGGAAGTCGCAAGAGTCGAACCGACTCTCTGCTACCGCAAAGACATTAAACTTTTTCTCTGCGGAACGATGCGAGCCAAGGATGCGAACATTCGCCAAGCCTTGCTTGATCTCATCGGGCCGCAAGGAACAAAGGTCCAGCCGGGGCCAACCTACGGCATCAAATCCCACACTTGGGCGGCGCTGGCAGTGGCCGTTTACGCTGCTAATAACAACAAAAAATAGAAACCAAAGACATGAACTTAACACCAAAACAGCAGGCAAAATCGGACGGCTATCGCCCGCTCACCACGGCATATAAGCTGCCGGGGGAACAGTGGATGCTAGACAACCTCCTTGCAGACATGAAGCGCGCAAATACGGACATTGCATTTGTCGGAGAAAATCACAACTCAATAGAAATCTGGAAAAAATGAAAATCACAAAAGGCAAACAGACCCGACCACAGCGGGTCGTCATTTACGGAGTTGAATCGGTCGGCAAGACAACCTTCGCCGCTCAATTCCCGAATCCATTGTTTCTCGATATAGAAGGCGGCACAGCACACCTAGACACCGACCGATGCGAGCTTAACAGCTGGGCAGAACTTAACGCATCGCTGAAGGAGGTCTCAGCCAGCGATTACCAGACGGTCATCATTGACTCAGCAGACTGGGCAGAGCGCCTATGCGTGGAAGACCTGCTCGCCAGCACCAAAAAGACGAGCATTGAAGACTTCGGATACGGCAAGGGCTGGGTGCAAGTCGCCGAGCGCATGAGCCGACTCCTGACGGCGCTGGATTCGCTGATTGCGATTGGCAAGCACGTTGTCCTGCTCGCTCACAGCAAGGTTCAGCGGGTTGAGCCGCCTGACCTGATGACGGCTTACGACCGCTACGAACTGAAGATGAGCAAGCAAAGCTCACCGCTCGTTAAGGAATGGGCAGACGAATTGTGGTTTTTCAGGTTCAAAACCAAGGTGGTGGAATCGGAAAACGGCAAGGCCAAGGGAACCGGCGGCAAGCAACGCATCATCCTGACAACCCACAGCGCAGCATACGACGCCAAGACCCGCAGCGGATTGGCTGAAGAACTCCCGATGGAGTGGAAGTCGGTCGCGCATTTATTCACTTCGGCAAAGCCAAAAGCAAAATCTGAACCGGCGGTTGTCGTAGTCGGTGCGGAGCATGTGCGCGCCTTCGAGATGCTTGAAGCTAACGAGGAAGCGGTCAACGCCTTCCTTATCTCCAACAAATCCATCCAGCAAGGACAAACTTGGCGGGATGTCTCAGATAAACTCCGCGCAAACATTGTCGCAAGGCCGGAGGCACTGATTGCAAAGGCTCTTGAAGTGAAGGAGGGGGCATGAGATTAACCACAGAGAACACAGAGGACACAGAGGACACAGAGGACACGGAGAAGAGGCGGCTTTTGGTTCAACTTGTGGCCGGACTTCTTGCAAGCGGTCATTATACTGAAATTGCAACTTATGCTTCTGGTCATCCTATTACAGAACCTCGGCTAAAATGCCACACAATAGATTGGGAAAATTATAAAAAGGCCATTCCCCCAAGAATACGCCCATTTTATGTTATTGATGATGCCGAATCCTTACTAAATGACATTGAGTTCATAGTTAAACAGGAGGGCGGAAACTGTAAAGAACTCACTCCAAGCATGGCACCAAAGAGGATTGGCGTCATACCGCATAAATACTTAAAAACTCGCCATGATGAATGGGAAAGAATCGCTAAAGCGCTTGGCGATAAAGAACCTGAGTGTTCTGATTTCGGATGGTGGGCAGGTATAATTGAAACGCATTCTAAAGAAATTCGCAAAATAATTGAAAGGCGGGCTAAATGAGCAAGGAACTTACACCCTCCATTGCACCGAAGCTCGCGGAATGTGCGGTATTCGTCGGCGCATCTGGTGCGTCGGCGGCTGCCGAGCGCGGGACGGCTATCGACTTTGCTATCCGCATGGCGATGAATGGCGACATCGAACCGACCGAACAACTCGCAGCGGAAGATCAAGCATCCGCACGGTGGGGAATAAAAACACTCCGCCAACTAAGCGGCGGTGAGCGCGTCGAAACTCGCGAGGAGTATCTAGCCATGGCAGTCCCAGGTCTTTCGAAGCTCGGGACGGCGGATGCGATCTGCAAGCGTGCTCGCTGGGTGGCAGACATCAAGACCGGCCAAGTGCGCAACTATCGCGAGCAACTCGCAGCCTACGCGCTGGCTTGCATGGAGGACAACTTTGCCGAGTCTTGGACGGGCCATGTGGTCTATGTCGATCAGCAGCTCGTGCGGTCCTACGACTTCACACGCGAAGAGGCGGAGGCCACAACGCAGCGGTGGATTTCAGCGGCAACGTCGCCATTCGCTCGCCCGACGCCTTGCGAGTATTGCAACTGGTGCGCCAATAAAGACAAGTGCTCCGCGCTTGTCCTGCAAAGCAAGGCTGCTTTGGCAGACGTGCACGCGACAAACAAGGACACGCTCACCATCATTCGTGACCGCATCCTTGCCGACCCGCTGAAGTTAGCGGACTTCGCAAAGCGATTCAAATTCTTCGAAAAGGAGATCGCAGAGCCGCTTGTGGACGCGCTGAAGGAACGACTCGCTGCCGGAGACGAAATCCCCGGCTGGAAGGTCTCGACAAGCGCAGGCCGCGAATACGTCGAAGCCGACGCCATCGCCAAGGCGTCCGAAAATGTCTCGAAGGAAACCCTCATTCTCGCCCTCGGCGGCAAGATGACAGGAGCAAAATTCCGCGAGTTATGCGCAGCCGGTGGCGTGGAAGTCGACGAGACAGCAATTAAAGCAGGCGCGCCAATCACTACACTCAGACAAGTCAAACTCAAATAAATTTCCTCGCTCAGACCCATTGGGTCGGCAGGGGCAAAGCGGGGCCGCGCATCGCAAAAAACGCGGACCAAACAATCAAC